TGGTAACGCGCGACCCCGAAACATTCCTAGCGACAGATTAAAAAAGGGCATTTCGTTTTATTATGGACATCAAAACGGTAGACATTGAGAAAATAATTCCTTATGCGAAAAATCCACGCAAAAATGATGCAGCGGTGGGTAAGGTTGCGGCATCTTTGAAAGAATTTGGATTTCGCCAACCAATAGTCGTTGACGCTGAAATGGTTGTAATTGCTGGACATACGCGCTTGGCGGCGGCACGCAAGCTAAAACTAAATCAAGTGCCAATCCATATTGCAACCGACCTAACGGCAAACCAGATCAAAGCGTACCGCATAGCTGACAACCGCGTCAGCCAAGAGGCGAAATGGGATGATGACTTGCTGGCGTTAGAATTAGCCGATCTTGATCTGGAAAACTACGACCTTGGGCTGACCGGCTTTGATGATGACGAACTTGCGGCGTTAATGGCCGAAGCGGTAACAGAGGGGCTAGTTGACGAAGATCAAGTGCCACCGGAGCCAGAAACACCAGTAAGCGTTCTAGGCGATATTTGGCAGCTAGGGCGGCACAGGGTTATGTGCGGGGATAGCACCAGCATCGATGCCGTTGATCAATTATTGATAGCAGAAAAAATTGATTTAATTTTAACAGACCCGCCATATGGAATTGGCTATGGCGGGTCAATGAAATTAGGCAGCGAAAAATTTGGCTGGAAACAACATAGCGGTGGATGGGATGAAGAAAGGCCATCAAAAGACTTGTTCGATTTGTTGCATAGTGTTTGTGAAAATTTGATAATATGGGGTGGAAACTATTTTGCTGATATTTTGCCACCATCAATGGGTTGGTTAATTTGGGATAAAGGGCAACGGGGGTTTTCTTTAGCGGATGGTGAAATGGCTTGGACATCTTTCAATAATGCTTTAAGGATTAAAGAATATTCTAGAGCATTGGCAAACAAAGAAGAAAAACATCACGCAACACAAAAGCCAATTGAAATTCTTGAGTGGTGTCTAGAATATGCAGATAGACATTCAAAAAAAACAAATCATATGATTTATGATGCTTTCGGCGGCAGCGGCTCAACTTTGATTGCGTGCGAGAAAACTAACCGGCAAGCTAGGCTGATGGAACTTGACCCCAAATATGTGGATGTCATTGTAAAACGATGGCAAAACTTCACCGGCTTAATAGCTATTCACGAAAAAACCGGCAAAACCTTTAACGAGATGAACAATGGCTCCGACCACGTTTCCGCTTGATTTTATAAGCAAGTTATTAGATTTGACCCCACGCCGCGTGCAACAGCTATCGGCAGAGGGTGTAATCCCAAAAGCAGAGCGTGGCCGATACGAGTTAGTGCCAGCCATCCAAGGTTATATCCGTTATCTTAAAGAGCGATCGATCAAAGCAGACACCAGCGGCGATGATTATAACGCGCACCGCACCAGATTGACAAAAGCGCGAGCAGATTTGGCAGAAATGGAAAAAGAGCAAATTAGAGAACAACTTATACCGGCTGGCGATGTGGAGCGTGCTTGGATCGATGTCAGCCAGAATATGCGGCAAAAGCTGTTAGCCTTTCCGCAGCGGGTGGCTCCCGAAGTTTATGCCGCTGAAAAACTGATTGAAGTAAAAAGCATTTTGAAAGATAACATTTACGATGCACTCAAAGAAATCAGCGAGGTCGAAGTCAGGGTCACTCAACCTTTGCGTGGCACCGAATCTGGCGAAGATAGCGCAGAAAACACTAACCAGCCTAGCCCCGCCGCCTGATCTTGCCATTGATGAATGGGCAGACCAGTATCGCGTGCTTTCGCGCGAAAGCAGCGCAGAGGCCGGTAAATGGTCAACTGACCGCGCACCATACCAGCGCGGGATGATGCGTGCCATTTCCGATCCGGCGACAGAAACGATAGTTTTTATGACCGGCGCACAGATTGGCAAGACTGAAATTATAAACAACGCCATCGGGTATTATATATCGCAAGACCCTTCTCCCATTCTCGTTGTGCAGCCAACTTTGGATATGAGCAAGATGTGGAGTAACGACAGGCTTGCGCCTATGCTGCGGGATACGCCAGCCCTAAAGAACTCGGTGAAAGACCCGCGCAGCCGCGACAGTGGGAATACCTTGCTGCAAAAATCGTTCGTTGGTGGATATATTGCTATTGTCGGGGCTAATTCACCGGCTGGTCTGGCATCAAGGCCGGTGCGGTGCGTTTTCTTTGATGAGGTGGACAGGTTCCCGCACTCAGCCGGTACAGAGGGTGATCCGATTGATCTGGGTCGGAAAAGAACATCAACCTTTACATATAATCGTAAAATCGTAATGGTTAGCACCCCAACCAACAAAGGCGCGTCCAGAATTGAAGCCGCCTATGAAGAAAGCGACCAGCGGCAGTATCACGTCCCCTGTCACGACTGCGGTCACAAGCAAGTCCTTAAATGGGGACAAGTGCAATGGGAAAAGGATAAACCCGAAACCGCCAGCTATATATGCGAAGGCTGTGGCAGCGTATGGGATGACGCGGATCGTTATCGCGCTGTTAGGGCTGGTGAATGGGTTGCACAAAACCCAGACCACAAAATAGCTGGTTTCCATTTAAGCGGCTTATATAGCCCTTGGACACCGCTTGCTGATGCTGCGCGTGATTTTTTGGTTGCCAAAAAGTCGCCAGAGACTTTGAGGGTATTTGTCAACACCTTTTTGGCAGAAACGTGGGAAGATGAGGGGCAAACAGTCGGAGACATTGATTTCCAAAGCCGCGAAGCTGATTACAGCCACACACTGCCGGATGACGTTGTGGTCGTCACAGCTGGCGTTGACGTGCAGGATGACCGGCTAGAGTTGGAAATTGTCGGATGGGGCCGCGATGAAGAAAGTTGGTCGATTGATTACAAAACGCTGTATGGCGATCCATCAACGCCGCATCTGTGGAATGATCTTGATAACATCCTCAAAGGCAGCTTTGTGACCGAAAGTGGGCGACAGCTGGGCATTCGAGCGGCTTGCATCGACAGTGGTGGTCATTACACGCAAGCTGTCTATAATTTCGTCAGGCCACGCGAAGGCCGCCGCATTTTTGCCATCAAAGGTATGGGCGGTGAACAGCGGCCACTTGTATCTCGACCGACAAAAAATAATATTGGCAAGATTAAATTGTTCTCGATTGGCACATTTCCAATCAAGGAATTGATTTTTTCGCGTCTTAGGATACAATCAGAGGGTGCGGGCTATTGCCATTTTCCGGCGGGAAGGTCAGACGAATACTATCAGCAGCTGGCTAATAGTGAAAAAATCGTCACCAAATATCACAAAGGGTTTCCACGCCGCGACTTTGTTAAGACCCGCACAAGGAACGAGGCACTAGATTGCCGCGTGTACGCATATGCGGCTTTGTGTATCTTGTCGCTGAATATTAACGCTGTTGCCGATAGGGTCGTCAATGCGCCGGAACCAGAACCAACACCGCAGCCGCAACAGCCGAACCCACTGGCCCGCCGACCACGGCAAGGCGGCTTTGTCAATAATTGGCGGTAAATAATGGCAAACAGATTTGATGTAGACGAGGCACCGGACGGTCAGGCACCCGAAACCATCGTCATTGGTGATTATCTTCTTTGGAAACGCTCCGATCTTGTGGATGATTATCCGCTGGCCGACTATTCAATGGAATATGTCGCACGCATCACAGCTGGTGGGTCAACAGAGATAAAGGTTCCGGCCACAGAGACAGGTGGCACATATGTCTTTGAGGTAGATAGCGCAACAACTGCAACATATGTGGCGGGCTTTTATCACTGGCAGTTAGAGGTCACGCAAACCGCTACCGGCAACCGCGTGGTCATCGAGCGCGGCACGTTCACTGCTGTCGAGGACTTGGACGTCAACGGTGCAGACCCGCGCAGTCACGCTGAAATAATGATCGACAAAATCGAAAGCATCTTGCAAGGCAAAGCCGATGCAGATGTTTCAAGCTATTCGATCAACGGTCGTTCACTGACAAAAATGTCATATGAAGAATTGATCCAAGCGCGTGATTACTACCGCAAGGAATATGCAAAAGAGCGGGCAAAAGAACGCGCAGACGCCGGTGAAACAACCGGACAAACTGTCCTAGTGAGGTTTTAACAATGGGCATCTTTGACTTTTTCAAAGCAAAGCCTCAACCACGCAAGGCGGTTCGGGCTTATCACGGTGCAGACACTGGCAGATTGTTCAGTGATTTCATATCCAGCAGCCGATCAGCCGACAGTGAAATCAAGCCGTCATTGCGTATTTTGCGCGATAGATGCCGCGAAATAAGCCGCAATCACCCATATGCCCGCCGCTATCTGCAAATAATGACCACAAATGTGGTCGGGGCCGCCGGTGTGCGGATACAGGTTCGCAAGCGCAATGATGATGGTTCGCTTGACAGTGTTGGCAACCGGATCATTGAACAAGCGTGGCAAGCGTGGGGCCGTGCTGGTTTTTGCACAGTCGATGGCCGGATGTCGTGGTCACAAGCGCAAAGGCTGTTCATTGAAACACTGGCCCGCGATGGCGAGGTGTTGATCCAGAAAATCAAGAACCCTGCTGGCAATCCATTTGGCTTTTCGTTGAAATTCCTCGAAGCTGATTATTTGGATGAGGGTTACGATGCCCGACTCAACAACGGCAACGAGGTTCGGATGGGTGTTGAACTGGATCGCCGCACTGGGGCGCCGGTCAACTATTATCTGTTCGAGGATCATCCACACCACGATCAAGGCTATGGCAGCAAGACCAAGCGTCATCATAAGATTGTGCCAGCCGATCAGATCATTCACTGTTATTTGCAAGACCGCGCCGGACAAACGCGAGGTGTGCCGTGGATGTCTAACGTGCTGTCACGGCTTAAAATGCTGGACGGTTATGAGGAGGCCACGCTTGTCAATGCGCGTGTCGCCGCGTCAAAGATGGGATTTTTCACAAGTCCAGAAGGTGACGGCTTCATCGGTGATGATTACGACAATCACGCGCCAATATTAGATGCAAGCCCTGGCACCTTCAGTCAGTTGCCTGCCGGTATGTCCTTCACTGCCTTTGATCCGTCCAGTGGCACAGAAAGTTTCGATGAGTTTGAAAAAGCTATTTTGCGCGGTATCGCATCTGGCCTTGGCGTCAGTTATGTGTCGCTTGCTAACAACCTCGAAGGCGTCAGCTATTCATCAATCCGGCAAGGTACCATTGAGGACCGCGACCATTTCAAGATGGTGCAGCAGTTTATGATCGACCAGTTTGTTGACCCGATTTATCGGGCTTGGCTAGAAATGGCAATCACAGTTGGCCGCATCAATCTGCCGATGGGCAAATACGACCTGTTTGCGGATCAAGTCATCTACCGGCCACGCGGCTTTGCGTGGGTTGACCCACAAAAGGAAATTCAAGCAAGCGTCACGGCACTCAACAACGGCATCGTCAGCTTGCAAGATGTGCATTCGCAATATGGCCGCGATACTGAGGAAATCTTTGAGCAAATCAATCGCGAGGGCGAACTAGCTGACCGGTACGGCATCGACACCGCTTTCCAGCCGTTTGGCACAAAGCTACCGGCACAGCCGTCAATAGACGCGGGGCAAGACGATGGCAAAGTATAAAGAAGAAGGCGAAAGGGGCATTGAAATGCTTGAAGATGACCAGATTGAAAAAACTGATGATTTGGTGGATAATGCACCAATGGAAAACGAAATTGAACAAACTGAGGATCGGCTTGATCGCGGGGAACTGGTGTTCCGCGCCCGCGCCGCTGATATGGTCGAAGAAGATGACCGCCGCGTCAGAATGTCAATTAGTTCTGAGGAACCGGTTGAGCGGTCTTTCGGTTTAGAGGTTTTGCGCCACACTGATGGCGCGGTAGATTTGTCACGGTTGAACAGCGGCCACGCGCCCTTGTTGCTGGATCACGACCTGACAAAACAGATTGGCGTCATTGAGCGCACCTACTTGGATCAAGCAGATCGCCGGTTGCGGTCTGTGGTTCGCTTTGGAAAAAGCGCACTGGCTCAAGAGGTTTATCAAGACGTCAAGGACGGCATCCGAAGCAATGTCAGCATCGGATACCAAATCCGCGAAATGGAACAAAAGAACGAACGCGATGGGACAGTCGCAATTAGCTCGTGGGTTCCGTATGAAGCCAGTATTGTGAGTGTGCCAGCCGATGCCGGTGTGGGCGTCAATCGCAGTGCTGAAATTATCGAACCAGTGATTGAGAAAAAGGAGGTCAAAATGACCGAAGTTAATCACGAAGAAATCCGCGAAGCTGCCGCAGAAGCTGCCAAGCGTGAATTTCAAAAGAACGCGCAAGAAATCATCAATCTTGCCGTTAAGCATAACCGCCGCGATTTGGCTGATGAGGCCATCGGTGCGGGTCAAACTGTAGCGCAATTCCGCGCAACTTTGCTGGACGCCATCGGCGAAGGCAAGCCACTTGAGCAGTCAGCCGGTGCGGTTGATATGTCAGCCAAAGAACAGCGTGATTATAGCTTTATGAAAGCTGTTCGCGGTCTGGTCAATGGCTCCGGTCTGCAAGGTCTTGAGCGTGAGGTTTCTGAGGAAATCGCAAAGCGTTCTGGCCGTGAAGCGCGTGGCTTCTACGCACCAGACAGCTTCTGGGGCGGTCGCCGTGACCTGACTGTCGGCACTGACAGTGCTGGCGGTTTCCTGCGTCCTACAGATCACCTTGGTGATCAGTTCGTTGATGCCCTGCGTTCTCGCTTGGTTATGAACGAGTTGGGCGCACGGTTTATGACCGGTCTGCGTGGTGATGTGGCTATTCCAAAGCTGGCGACTGGCGTATCTGCTGGGTTCGTTGCTGAGAATGGCGCAACATCTGAGGTGAACGCTGTGTTCTCACAGATCACAATGTCACCAAAGTCACTGGGCGCATTCACAGACGTTTCACGTCTGCTTATGATCCAGTCTGACCCATCTGTTGAGCAGATTGTTCGTGACGATCTTTTGAACGCTATCGCTCAGAAGGTTGAGGACGTTGCTATCGAAGGTGGCGGGTCAAACGAGCCATCTGGTATCATCGACACAGCTGGCATTGGTTCAGTTGCTATCGGCACCAACGGTGGCGCGATTGCTTGGGATGACATCGTAAACCTCGTCAAAGAGGTTGAGGTGGACAACGCCGCGATCAACGGCAACACCCTTGCGTATCTGACCAACCCGAAAGTGAAATCTTTGATGGCGTCAACATCAAAAGTTGCTTCAACTGACAGCGTTATGTTGCTTGATGCGCCTTGGAACCAGCTTTATGGTTACAACTTGGCTGTCACCAACAACGTGCCATCAGACCTCACCAAAGGCACCCTGACCACAGCGTCAGCGATGATCTTCGGTGATTTCTCACAGTTGATGATGGGCTTTTTCTCAACACCAGACATCCTCATTGATCCGTACACAGCTGGATCATCTGGCGCGGTTCGTATCCGCGTGATGCAGGAACTGGACATTGCTGTCCGTCACGCACAGTCGTTTGCGGCTTGCTTGGACATTGATGCCTAAATAACTGGTGGGGCGGCTCTGGTCGCCCTGCCTTTTCCCACTGGGGGTTGATATGAAAGTTAAATGCAAAAGAAACATTGTCGTCAAAGGCGTGGCTCACGTTGTCGGTGACATTTTAGAGGTTCCTGAGAACATCGGGCTGGATTTGGTCAACACTGGCCGCGTTGAGGTATATGAGGACAAGCTAGGTCTGACTGACCGCGCTATCGGCTTGACAACAAAGAGTGCCGCAGCACTGACAAAGCGGGCAAAGAAAAAGAAATAAATGGCTGTTGAAAGTGCAGATGATCGGGCGATTTTTGTGGGCATTGATGATTTCGGTGTCGCCGCTACCTATACGCCTACCGGCGGGATTGCCACAACGGTCAACGGCATTTTTGACAATGACTTTGTTGAGGTAGAAACCGGCGCGGGTGTCGGAATTGCCTTACAACAACCACGCTTTCAGTGCCGCACGGCAGACGTAGCAACAGCGGCAGAAGGTGACGCGATTGTGATCAACTCAATCAACTACACAGTGCGGATCGTGCAAGACGATGGAACCGGTATGACTGTGTTTGTGTTGGAGTTAGACTGATGGCTCACGTTCGCAAGCAAATACGCGATGCGGTTGTAACCGCGCTGACTGGATTGACGACAACCGGCTCAAATGTATTCCGGAGCCGCATCTATCCTTTGGAAAAGACAAAGCTGCCGTGTTTGTGTATATTTACAAGAAGCGAGACCACTGAGTTCGACACAATGACGATCAGTCGGTCAACGCAAAGGAATTTAGATATTGCTGTTGAAGCATATGTTAGCGCGACAGCTAACTACGACAACACACTGGACACGATTGCAGTGCAAGTCGAGGAAGCAATAGCAAGTGACGTGACGTTAGGCGGCTTGGCAAAAGATGCACAAGTCACTGCGTTCGAGGCCGATTTTAGTGGTGACGGTGAGCAGCCGGTTGCCGTTGGCCGCTTTACCGTGGCTGTGCAGTATCGTACAGCTGAAAATGACGTTGAAACCGCCGCATAAGGAGTTGATCCAATGGCAACACATACAGGCTCAGAAGGAACGGTGAAGCTAGGCACTGTCGGCAGCGACACCGCAATCGGCGAAATCCGGTCCTACACCATCACAGAAAATGCAGACACCATCGAGGACACCACGATGGGTGATGCCAGCCGCACTTACAAAGTCGGCCTGAAAAACTTTTCGGGTTCGGTTGAGTGCTATTTTGACGAAACTGACGCATCGCAAGACAGTATGGTCGCTGGTGCTGAGTTGACTTTGACCGTCTATCCAGAGGGTTCAGACAGCACAGACGATTATCTGACCGGTGACGTCATCATCACATCTGCCGATGTTACTGCATCAGCTGATGGAATGGTCGAGGCATCATTCAGCTTCCAAGGCACTGGCGCACTGACACGCGGCGCGGTGGCATAACTAGATGTCACTGGGAGCGCAAATAGCTGCGCGGCGCAATACACAAAGGCGCATCATTGACGTTCCGGAATGGGGCGAGGATGATGTGCCGTTGCGTCTTTATTGTGGGCCGATCACGGCGGGCGATATAGATAGATTGCAGCGCAAGCACAAAAACTTTCTGAACGATATGACAATTGCCGGAATGGTTGATTTGATTATCCACAAAGCAGAAATGGAAGATGGGGCAAAAGCATTTACGCTAGAAGATAAGCCTCATCTGATGCGTGAAACGGTTGCTGTAATCTCAGAGGTTGCCGGACAAATGTTCGGCGAAACTGTAGACGTTGAGCAAGCGGAAAAAAACTGAAGGCCGATCCGTTACGGCTAAACATTATGGCCTTAGCGGATCGCTTACATAAGACGCAAGCTGAGATTGAAGAATTGACGCTGGAGGAAATCAACGAATGGTTCGCTTATTTTAGGATTTTACAAGATGGCACAGAATAAACTCCAGATTGTAATCGCGGCCAAAGATACAACCGGCAAGGTTTTCCGCGGTCTAAATAGAGCGTTAGCCGGTGTTGGGCGTTCAATTCTCAGTATGAAAACGGCACTGGTCGGCTTGGCTGGTGCCGCTGGCCTTGGTTTTTTGGTCAAGTCGTCACTTGATAGCATTGACGCCCTTGGCAAGACCGCCAGCAAGCTAGGCGTTACCACTGCCGAACTGCAAAAACTCCGATACGCTTCCGAACTGGCTGGCGTTGAAACGCGCACCGTTGATATGGCTGTGCAACGCTTCACACGGCGTCTGTCTGAGGCCGCTAGAGGCACCGGCGAAGCAAAAGACGCACTGATCGAACTGGGGCTGAATGCGCGTGAATTGGCGCAACAGCCGCTTGAAAAGCAGATGCTCGAATTGGCAAACGCTTTTGAGGAAGTCGAAAGCAGTGGCGACCGTGTGCGTCTGGCGTTCAAGCTGTTCGATAGTGAAGGTGTGGCGTTCATAAACACCCTGCAAGGCGGCACAGCGGCTTTGCAAGAGATGTTTGACGAGGTTGATGACCTTGGCGTTGTACTGTCAGCCAATGCCGTCAAAGGCGTTGAGGACGCGAATGATAGCTTTGTCAAACTGACATCGTTGTTTAGAGGTGTGCGCGATAGCATTGTCAGTTCGCTTGCACCGGCGTTTCGCACATTTGCTGACAGCATCAGAACAAATGTGGTCGATGCTATTAAAGACGCGGGCGGGATCGAACAGTTTGGCCGCAACCTCGCGTTGACCATCATTCGCATCTTCAAGCGCGGCGCAGAGGGCATTGAAGCCTTTACAAGTGAAACAATCCGTCAACTCAACCGCGTGATTGCATTTTCAAATGACGTGGGCAAAGCCCTTGATATTGATTGGGCAAAAAAATTAGAGCCCTTAAATGAGAGTGATCTAGGTCTGGTTGATGTTTTTGAAGATTTGGAAAGAAAAATCAATGCGCTTGGTATCGCTTCTGACAGGGCAAATGACGCCAATAATGATTTCAATAAGGGCAGTGAGGATTTAGAGGAAACGCTCAAAAAAGTTTTGATGACGGCAAACGATGTCAGAATGAACGGCATCAATGCGCTAGAGGATGCGCTTGTCAGCATCATCGACCGCACATCATCAGTCAAAGATGCGTTCAAGGCGATGGCTAGATCAATCATCAGCGATATGATCAGAATGCAGATACAACAAAGCATCACCGGCCCACTGGCGCAAGCTATGGGTTTCCAAGTTAGTGGGTTGAAGGCGATTGGCGGGCCGGTGCAGTCTGGTTCGGCTTATGTCGTCGGCGAACGCGGGCCAGAAATGTTTGTGCCTAACAGTTCGGGCGCGATTGTGCCAAATGATCGGATGTCGGCTGGTGGCGTAATTGTTAATCAAACGATCAACGTATCAACTGGCGTTCAGCAAACGGTTCGGGCAGAGGTTATGCAGATGATGCCGCAAATTAGCAATGCGGCCAAGAGTGCAGTGCTTGATGCAAGACGGCGTGGCGGTTCATTCGCGGCTGCATTTTAGGGGTGAAAAATGGCTATAACATATCCACTCACATTGCCGACCGTTGCCGGTATCGCGTCAATCAATCTCCGCGCAGTCAACGCAGTTGCGGTCAGTAGCAGCCCATTCACCTATAAACAACAAGTTATCGCGCATCAAGGTCAACGGTGGGAAGCAGAGGTGACTTTGCCGCCTATGACGCGGGCAGATGCTGAAACGTGGATTGCGTTTCTGGTGTCTCTGCAAGGCGCACGAGGCACGTTCACAATGGGTGATCCGAATGCCGCATCAGCGCGAGGAAGCGCGTCAGTGACTGCCGGAACGCCGGTTGTGAATGGCGCAGATCAGACCGGTGGGTCATTGACTGTTGACGGCTTGCCAGCCTCTGCGACTGGTTATTTGAAAGCTGGCGATTATATTCAGCTGGGCGGTGGATCGTCTGCGACCTTGCACAAGGTTTTGCAGGACGTAGACAGCAACGCATCCGGTCAAGCAACCTTGGAGTTGTGGCCGTATATTCGCACTGCACCATCAGATGATGCGACAATTGTTGTTGGCGATACTGTCGGCGTGTTCCGGCTATCTAGCAATCAGACAGATTGGTCAATCAATAACGCCAGTTTCTACGGCATCACCTTTGCGGCGGTTGAGGCGGTGGCGTAATGGCCAGCCGTGACATCACAACCGGCATTGCCACCGCGCTTGAGGCGTCCGAAATACAACCTTTTTTCGGCGTTCAACTGTTTTTGGACAGTGAAAATCTATATTTCTGGACTGGTTTGGGCGATCTAACGACTGGCGGCATAACATATGCTGGCACCGGTCAATTCCTTGCGATCTCAGAGATGGAAGAAACCGCAGAGATTGCGGCCAGAGGCGCGACAATCACACTGTCTGGCATACCTAGCAACCTCATATCGCTTGCGCTCACAGAACCGTATCAGGGCCGGAAATGCAAAATTATGTTCGGCGCGATTGATGCGAACCGTATTTATCTAAAAGCAGAAGATGGCACATATATTTTGCGCGAAGATAGTGGCCGGATCGACATCACAGAGGGCGATGTCACGCCAGTTGTGGAATTGTTCACCGGTTATATTGACCAGATGAATATAGATGAAGGGCCAGACACCTCAACCATTGTGCTGGCTATAGAAAGCCGACTGATAGACTTAGAGCGTGAACGCATTTTCCGCTATACTGACCAGAACCAAAAAGCGAGATTTCCAAACGACAAGGGTTTGGAGTTTGTTGAAGATTTGCAAGACAAGCAATTCAACTGGGGGCGGGGATAATGTTTGCGGCTATATTTCTGTTTTCAGCAATAATCTTTTACGCTGAACCGGCCCACGCTTTTGGTTTCGGTTTGATCATTGCGGCGGTTGCATCTGCGGCGGCATCCACTGCGTTAGCTTCAGCGGCAACAATCACAACAGCAGGGGGGATTTTCGCGTATTTTGGCGAACGGTTTCTAGCATCAGCCGCTTTGCAGTTCGCTCTTAATGCACTATCTCCAAAGCCGCGTGGTGTGCGTCAATCAGAACCATCACAGTCAGCAATATTGGTCAGCGGTGTTTCGCCGGTAGCAGATCACCAAATCATCTATGGTGAAACAAAGGTGGGCGGCGTGATTGTCTACAAAGAGGCCACAGACAACAATAAGTTTCTGCATATTGTGGTCGCGTTGGCTGGTCACGAGTGCGAAGAAATTGTGACTGTTTATCTGAATGATGAGGCATTGACGCTTGACGGCGATGGCGAGGTCACTGCGCCGGATAAATATGTTGGCAAGGTTCGGATCAAAACGCACCTTGGAACAGCCACACAAGCGGCAGACGCCGATCTGATCAACGAAAGTGACGGCTTGTGGACTGCTGACCATCGACTGCAGGGCATTTGCTACATTTATGCGCGGCTAGAGTTCAACGCTGACGCTTTCCCGAATGGTGAACCTAACATCAGCGCGGTTGTTAAAGGCAAAAAGGTCTACAATCCGGCGACCGATACAACCGCTTGGTCGGACAATTCCGCGCTTATCGTGCGGGATTATTTGGCGGCGGCTTATGGATTGGCATCTGACAGTGACGAGATTGATGACACGCTAATTGCGACAGCCGTGGGCATCTGTGATGAAAGCGTTGCGCTGGCCGCTGGCGGCACTGAGAAACGATATACAACCAACGGTGCCATAACAACCGGCAACAAGCCATCAGAGACGCTTGATGCGCTTCTGAGGCCGATGGGTGGGATGCTTTGGTATGCTCAAGGCAAGTGGCGAATGAAGGCGGCAGCATATGTCACGCCAACATTCACACTGACTGAAGATGATTTGCGCTCGAATGTATCAATCCAAACACGTCACAGCCGCCGCGACAATTTCAATATTGTGCGCGGCAAGTTTCGCGGGTCCGAAAGCAATTGGCAGTTTAGTGACTTTCCAGAAATCAGATCAACGACATTCATCGAGGCTGACGGCGGGCAAGAAAGCGCGATGGATTTGGAACTGGGTCTGGTGTCATCATCATCAGCCGCGCAAAGAATAGCTAAAATAGCTCTTTTCCAGAACCGCGAACAGCTGACACTATCAGCCACGTTCGGATTGCGGGCGTTTCAGTTGCAAGTCGGTGACGTTGTAAAATTCACAAACACACGCGCTGGATTTGATGAAAAGCCGTTTGAGGTTGTGAACTGGTCGTTTTCGCCTAACGATAACGGCGATATGCTTGTCAATATGACACTGCGCGAAACGTCATCAGCGGTCTACGACTGGTCTGCTGAAGAAACCGCGTTTGAGGCCAACAACACGACACTAGCTGATCCGTTTGACGTTCCGGCCATCGGTCTGGCGGTGGCGTCAGAGGCGCGGATTATCAACGAGCATCTGACCAATGTGATCGTGGCGACAACAACATCAGACGCGCCGGAGCGGATCGACAACGTAGAGGTGCAGTTCAAAAAGTCTACAGATACAGATTACATATCCGCTGGGATTGGCGATCTGGGCAAATTTGAAATCATTGACGTTGTAGATGACAGTTATGACATTAGGGCCAGGGGCATCAACACGTTTGGCATCAAAGGCGATTTTTCTATCGTATCCAATTTTGGCGTTGAAAACCTAGCCGATCCACCGGCTGACGTTACCGATTTCAGCTTCAACGTGGGATCGTCTGGCATTTTGCTGGAATGGGAACCTGTAGCCGATCTTGATCTCTCATTCTATCGCATCCGGCACAGCTTTTTGGAGAGTGGCGCAACCTTTGCCAACGCAATCACGGCTGTCAACAAGGTGGCGCGGCCAGCCAATAGCGTGATTGTTCCGGCGCAGTCTGGCACCTATTTGATCAAGGCATATGACAAATCTGGCAACCAGTCGGTCAACGCAACATCAATCGTTGTGCGAGCAGAGGACTTAGACATCTATGGCACAACGCAACGACAGACAGAGCATAGCACCTTTACTGGCACTAAAACTGGCTGTAGCGTTGTTGATAACCGGTTGCGGATCACCGATCCATCAACTGCCCCAACCACAGCAACTTATGATTTCAGTAACTACATCGATACCGGAAGCGTGCGAGTGGCGCGTTGTAGCACTGAAATTGACAACTTGCGAATAAACGATGCGGCGACTGTTACGTTTGACACGCTAACCGGAAATTTTGACAGTCTTGGCGGTAACTTTGATGATCTGACCGGCGGCTCATCTTTTGCTGACACTGACGTTATAACATTTGTTAGCACGACAGATGATGACCCTGCTGGATCGCCAACGTGGTCTGCGTACAAGCGTTTCAAGTCTGGGGACTTTAGTGGACGCGCTTTTCGGTTTCGGGTAGAATTGCAATCAACTGGCGATGACGTGACACCGGCTTTGTCGGAGTTGGCCGCCACTGTGAGGTATTAAATGGCAACGCACGATTATGTAATTTCGGATCAGACGACACCGGCTTTTCGCGCCGATTTGAACGATGCGCTAGAGGCGATTGCCACGAATAATGGCAGTGCAACCGCGCCATCAACCACATATGCCGGTATGTGGTGGCACGATACCGCCAACAATTATCTGAAAATGCGCGATGCTAATGATGCGAACTGGATCATTGTGGCCGAAATGGACGTCACAAATAGCCGCGTCAAGTTGATTTCCAACAGCGTCAAAGCGGCATCTGCGGCTGGCATCGACATTCTTGACAGCACTGGCACCAAAATCATCGACTTACAGATCGCATCCGAAGCGACAGCAAAAGCCGGAACCAATAACACTGAATTGATGACGCCTCTGCGCGTGGCACAAGCTGCGGCATTGCCAGCTGGTGCGATGATGCCATACGCCGGAACGTCTGCGCCGACAGACTGGCTTTTTTGTTATGGTCAGTCCTTGTCAACAAGCACATACGCTGATTTGTTTGCCGCAATTGGCTACACCTATGGAGGCTCTGGGGCATCATTTAATGTGCCGGATTTGCGTGGCCGTGTCATTGCGGGTCAGGATGATATGGGCGGCACGTCAGCCAATCGCCTCACTAACCAGCCTGGTGGCTTGAATGGCGACACTTTGGGTGCGACTGGCGGCTCTGAAACGCACACGCTGACAGAGGCGCAATTGCCGTCACACACGCACTCAATGGGTGAGAACAGCCGCGCACAGCTGGGCAACGATAACGGTGTGGGTTATACCGGTAATTGGGTGTCGGGCGCACATTCAAACATCACATATTCAACACAATCAACCGGCGGCGATGAGGCTCACAACAACGTGCAGCCGACAATCGTGTTGAATTACATTATCAAGACTTAGAGGGCAAAATGGCTGACAAAAAAATCTCAGAATTAGACGTTATCAATGGCGCAGACACTGCAGCCGATGACTTTTTTGTGGTTGTTGACACCTCTGGCTCAGTCACAAAGAAAATCAGCCGCGCAGAGTTAAACAACGCTATCGAGCAAGATGTTCTGGCACAAGTTGACATCACTAGCGCAAATATTGATGGCGGCACGATTGACAACACGCCTATCGGCTCGACCACAGCATCAACCGGTAATTTCACGACAGTTGACACCACTGGCAACGTGACGGTTGGCGGCAATCTGACGGTGCAGGGAACAACTGTGACGGTTGACACTGCTACAGTTCAGACGGTTGATTTGGGGGATAATGACAAAATACGTCTGGGAAATTCGCGGGATTTACAGCTGTATCACGATGGGTCGCAAAGTTTTATAGACCAAGTTGGTAATGGTAGTCTACTTATTCGCAACACCACACCAGATGCAGATGTATTGATTTACTCTGATGATGGTTCTGGTGGAGAGGCGCTTTATATTCAAGCCGATGGTTCTAATGGACGAACAAGACTTTACAATTACGGCAGTGAAAAACTATCCACTCGCACCGATGGCATTGTCATCACCGGAACGCTGACTGCGGATGGGCTGACTGTTGATGGCAGTGTAAATCCTATTACTGTTGTTAATGGTGCCAGAACTGGCTTACAGCTAACTCAAACTGGCGGCGGCACTGGTTATGTAACACTTACTGATGCGAATGAAGCACTTTATATACGCACATCGGATGGCTCAGTAAAAAGCAGACTATCAATCGCAGCCAACGGCGACATCAGCTTCTACGACAGCACAGGCACCACGCAAGGTTTCTTCTGGGATGCCTCGACACAGCGGCTTGGGCTGGGTGAAACATCCCCTGACACTGCGCTACACGCGAAGGGAAGCATCACTGTTGCCACAATAGAAAGCACCGCCGCAAATAGTGACATTCAAATGAAAGGAAGCGGCACAACAGGTTATACTGCTGTGCGCGCAAACGCTGAAACTTTGGCTCTGTTAACAGCAGGGACAAATGCAATAACAATTGACGGCAGTCAAAACGTGGGCATTGGGACTAGCAGTGTTGCAGCAAAGCTAGACATCAGAGGAATGACTGGCACCACAACAGAGGCTTTCTTAATCGGTTATGGAGCAAATGGAGATAACTACTACACATCTGGGTCTAGTGGTAGCCAAATTTTCCGTGCAGCAAACACAGAACGTATGCGCATCGACGGCGGCGACTTGCTGGTGGGGACGACTGACACAACTGTCTACGATAACAATGCTGACTCTAGCGTAGACAATGGTTTGAACTTGCGTGGTGACGGAAAGTTAGATGCGGCTAGATACAATGGCCCTGTTTTGGGATTAAATCGGACAGGAACTGATGGCACTCTTGCAGAGTTTCGGAGGTCCGGCACCACTGTGGCTAGCATTGGTACTAAAACTAGCACGCCTTATTTCGTTAGAAGCACTGGCGGTGGTATAGCTCTTGTTGCTGATTCTTTGTGTCCAGCGGATTCAACAGGAAGTCCAAGGGATGATTATTATAGTCTTGGGTTGTCAACAAATAGATTTAGTGACCTCTACCTAGCAGGCGGTGTCTACTTGGGCGGCACTGGTGCGGCTAATTATCTGGATGACTATGAGGAAGGGACTTGGACGCCTAGTGCTACTAGTGCTAATGGTGATGCTGTAGTTAGCACTAGTATAGAAAGTGCTACCTACACTAAAGTTGGCAATCTTGTAAATGTCCGATGCTATATTACTCTAACTGTGACTTCAGTAGGCACTGGAAACGCTAGAATAACCGGACTTCCTTTTACAAATAACGGTTATTACACACCGTTCACATCTACGCACGAAACATTTGCGGGTAGCACAGGTCAAGGCTTTGTTAAACCTACAAACACACAAATGGAATTTCTAAATGCAAATTCAACAAGCACGCTTCCTATTAGCGGCACTGGTACAAAATACGCAATGATTTCTCTGACATATAAGACAGATTCTTAACTACCTCATTCGGATGATTGAGGCAGACAGTCCAGCCAAAGGAGATAAAAATGGCACTAACAGAAGAAACAATCCAAGACAAAATCGAGGTGGTGGGCGACTACAAGCACGTGCAAGTTCGCACCGCAACAGTCATCAAGCGTGATGGCGTTGAGATTAGCCGTAGCTATCACAGGCACGTTGTAGCACCTGACGATGACATCACTGGCGAAAGCGCAGAGGTGCAAGCTATCTGTGCGGCGGTACACACACAAGCCGTGAAGGATGCTTATGCGGCACATCTGGCCGAACAGGAGGTTTAACCTATGGCTAACACATATAATTGGGCGTTTAACTTTGACGTCTGCAACCAACCACAAAACGGTCACTTGGACCTAATCACCACGATTCACTGGCGCATCAGTGCTACCAGCAGTAGCGTTGTTGACGCTGAAGGCAATCCACTGTCTGTCTCAGCATACGGCACAGCGGCTGTAGCAACGCCAGAGGAAGGCTGTCCTGATTACATCGCCTTTGACGACATCACACCTGATTGGGCGAAGGAAAAGACACTGGCATCGCTCGACAAGACTGAGGCTGAATTGCAGGCTGTTCTTGATGAGCGGATGGCTGAGATGGCATCACCGCCAATGCGTCAGGCAGTACCAGCAAGCTGGGCGTAACACTAACTGTTGGGGTTGATGATGACTGAGGACCAGAAAATTATCCTAGACGTAGCGGCAGGAACAGGAACCTTTGCGGCGTGGCTGGAAATGGCACCTGACGCTGTTGCCCTAATCACTGGTATCTGGGTCATCATCCGCATCTGGGAAACAGACACAGTGCGAAAGTGGACAGGCCGCGACTGATGTGGTTGAAGCGGCTTTCCTTTTATTGGTCTTTGTGGATGGACAGAAGGTCAGTCCGGCTTGGTATTTCCGCGATTTGCTAGATTGCACGTTCATAGCGCAGACGCTTACAAAACAAGGGCCAAATAAGATCACCAGCTATTGTTTGCCGGTGGATGTAGCAGAAGGAACACGCATTTATGATTGATCCTATCAGCGCAATCAGCGTGATCACAACTTGCAGCACCGCCATATCGAGCGCAATCAAGGCGGGCAAGGATTTGCACAGCTTATCCGGCCCGATTAAGAAATACGCCGAAGCTGAAGCCGCGTTGAATTTTGGCGCAAGCAAAAAGAAAAACAGCATTTTCAGCAAAGTGACTGGCGCGGAAGCTGTCGCAATCGACAACTTTTTCAAAAAGCACGAACTGGAACAAACCCGCAAGCAACTGCGCGAGGTGTTTATGCTCTACGCGCCTCACGGCAGCTGGGAGGCATTGCAAGCTGAAATTGCACGTCAGCGTCAGATACAAAAAGACTTGCTGGAACATCAAGCGAAGATGCGCGAACGGTTTTTTGCGGCTATAATCATTGGCGGTTTTGTGCTTGTCGGGGGCGGCGGGTTGATTTTCTGGGTTGGTTGGATGAAAGGCTGGCTGTAGGTGTCAACGCGCACTGGTCTTGCTGGTGAGTTTATTTGTTGCGCCGCGATTATGCGGCTAGAAGGCGACTGGTCTGTCGTCCACAGTCCGATGGATAGGATTGACGCGATTGCTTTCAATGAAGATATATTTTTGAGGATACAGATCAAGACCAGCAGTTTGAAACCGGCGATTGCAGGACAGCACAAACCGTTTTGGCATTTTCAGAACGGTAGCGGAAACAAGAAAAAGCATCTGCCAGACCCATCGGAGATTGATATAATTGCACACGTTTTTTTGGATCATAGGCGGGTTGCCTTTTACGCCGCCGAAACGGTGTCGCAGTTCAGCCAACGGCGTCCGCTGCATTACGCCGATACGCCGCATCTTGAACAAGACAGTTGGGATCGGGCGGTGCAGATTGTGCAGGAGCGAATAAAATGAATATCGACCAATTGCGTGAAGAATTAGCCGCTGATGAGGGCGTCAAGTTCGAGATATATTTATGCTCGATGGGCCTACCGACATTTGGCATTGGGCATATGATCCGCGAACACGATCCAGAACACGGTCAACCTATTGGCACACCGGTTGATGATGAGCGTGTGCGGCAAGCGTTTGCGCTGGATATTGCTGTCACCATTGAGGATTGCCACCGGCTTTTCAGCAACTGGACCGAACTACCGGCAGAGGCGCAATTGATCTGCGCGAATATGTGTTTCAATCTTGGTTATCCGCGTTTCAGTAAGTTCGTCAACTTTCGGGCGGCGATTGAGGCACAAGACTGGAATAAGGCCGCTGACGAGGCCGTAGACAGCCGCTGGCACGATCAAGTACCTAACAGGGCCAAAAGATTGGTGAAGCGGCTCAGAGGGCTTGCAGATGGCTGAAATGACATTTGAGCGTATTTTAGAGTGGAAATTGTTGCCGCGTTTTATGATGTTGGCGTTTACCTTAATGGCGTGGAATGTTTGCGATTGGTTTATGTCTTTGGGGCCAGATGCAACGACACAACAAACCGCATTTGTCAGCACTATTGTCGGCGCAGCAACCGGCGCATTTGCGGTGTGGATAGGGAATGAAAGCAAATGATCCAGATGTTAATTCCGGCAATCACTGAACTGGCTGGCGGCTGGCTGAAAGGCAAAGCCGAAAAGCAAGCGGCTGTGAACAAGGTCAAGGTCGCCAAGGCAGAGGCAGAGGCAGAGGTTATGCGCGTAGCCGCCACGCACGAGGCTGGCTGGGAAAAAATAATGGCGCAGGGCAGTCAGGACAGTTGGAAGGATGAGGCGTGGACAATTTGTTTCATCGCCATTGTCGTTGCCTGTTTTCTGCCGTGGACACAGCCATATGTTGCTGAAGGTTTTGCCGCGCTAGAGCAAACGCCCGACTGGTTCCAGTGGGCGATGTATGCGTCAATCGGCGCGTCTTTTGGCATCAGAGGCATCAAGGGTTTTCGCAAGTAGGTTTGTACCAGACGCGATAGCCGCCACCCACTTTGCTGGTCCGGTATCCCATATGACGATAACGCATAGCATCACGGCACCGCATCGCTGCGGTTTTTGTCTCGAAAAAGATGCTGTCGCCTTCTTCCATATTTTCCAGAAAATCCCAATCACCTCTGCCCATCTTAGGGATCGGCACGTTTTTTTCGATTTTCATCTCTGATAATTCCCCATCTTTCATTGAAACAATCGGAATGCACAACTTGCTTGTCACCATCACAAACCCAATCATTGTCATTTAGGTTGACGTTACGCTCACACCAGACGCACTTTTCAAAGCGCGGCTGGCGTGGTGCGATTTGACGTTTTTTAGAACGGTATGTCATCGTCCAGCGCAGTTTCTGATGGTGCTGGTGTAGCCGCCGGCGCACTTTGCTCACTAGACCGCAAAGATGGATAACTGTTGTTGTGAACGCGAAGCGATAGGGCTTTTTTTGTTTCACCCTGACTGTTCGTATATTCGCGTTCTGAAAGTTCTCCGATAACTGTGATCTCTGCGCCCTTGACCAGAGCCGGTTGAAGCGTGGCCCCACGGTTGCCCCAAATTGAGCAATCAAGCCAGACTGTTGATTTTTTCTCGCCATATCCAACATCACTCGCAAGAGAAAAACTAGTCACGGTTGTGTCGCTGACGTCCCGCGTTTCCGCATCTTTGCCAAGGCGACCGGTGAAAGTGCAACTGTTCATTGTAATTCTTCCTTCCTTTTGGAAAACATTTTTAGGTGTTCATCACTGATTTTCAATCCTTTGGATTGATACAGCTTTGTGTAAAGTGCGTTGACATCACGCACTGATTTACAGCCGTCAAGCTGCAAAACTAAATTGTCTGTGGAGAGGGGCGCGGGGGCCGCATCGGAGGAATGCGAACCACCCGCACCGGCGCGGCGTGGAAGGGAGGGAACCACGCCTCGACCGCTTGCCATATTGCCATCATCGTCACTGGCGTTCAACCCGAACATTGTCATCAGTGATGCCCGCCGGTAGTAGGTAAGGCAGCTGATAAACGATTGTGGCGTGTCTTTTTCGGGCTTTAGTTCAATGTCACTGCTGAAACTTGCGCCATTTCCAAGATGGAAAACTGTTGTGATAAGCGAATTGCCGTGCAGATGTTGCTCGAAAGCCAGATCGTATTCCTGCAACGTGCTTAACGCCGCCAGAACGTCACCCAAAGTGGTGTATTCGCTTTTGAACATCGGATTTTTGCCAGACTTGCCCACCGTTGTCGCCGACCTAAACGCCGACAAAGCCGCGAACAATGCGCCATCTTTTACTGTTTCCATAGCTGTTTTGCCCTTTCTACAAACTCTGGTTCCATACGCCACTGAAAGGCGTGTTGCCAATCGGGATCAGTGATTGATGCCAGTGTCTTGGCGTCATTGCTGACCCTCAATAGATTTTGTCTGATTAGTGCCTTTTGCCGCATTTCCTCTAGCGCGTGAGCCAGACTGTCGGCCTTCAATTCGTCACAATTGAATGGCGTGAACATCTGACAGTCGTGTTCTGCTATGTAGCAGATCGAAGGTGTCACACCCAAAGCGGCTTGATATATGGCTGACTGACAAAGGTGATTAAACTCCGGCTTTTTCGGCAGTGTTGCTTTCGACCAACCCTGTTCACCGTTTTTCAGCACTTTGGTTTTGCGCGGTGCTTTGGTTTTCATTTCACAGAACATCGTTTTCGGCTGTAGCAGGTCCACATATCCGATGATCGGCACGTCAACGCCATCAAGCCACAACTCAATACGTTCTTCCTCAACAGCACCAGTAAAATTGGCATCGACTAAAGCTGTGACCGCGTTTCCGACCATTCCGGCAATGCAAGTCCGAAATTTGTCGCGCAACACTTGATCTTGATTTGCATCGTGAAAATCAAAGTCAATTTTCGCTTGCTCAATAGTGTCACCGATGTCTTGACCGTGGCAAATTATAGCTTGAACACTATTATGGACGACTGTGCCGATAGCGGCGCGTTCCCCCACACCTATTTTGCGGCGTTGGTCTTTGTCGAGTGCTATGTATTTGAAAACCCACATTGCTGTGGTGTTCAAAAGCTGACTTGCTGACAGATGTGTCAGATCAGCGGCTGACCACTCTGGGCCGATTTGTCTTGTCAAAGTCATAACGCCACATTAAACAGTTTTCCCCACTTGTAAATATTTTTCTTTCGCTTCACACTTTTTTCAACTAGGGTGATCTTATGAGCAAGGTTAATGGACGAAACAAAGGTGCCAATTTCGAGAGGTGGGTGGCTAATGAACTACACCTCGAAACCGGTGTGCTATTTCGCAGAAACCTATCGCAATACCAACAAAAAGACTTGGCCGATCTAACACCAGATCGGTCATTTCCTTTTCTGATTGAGTGCAAAAGATACAAAGACCGCGTTGATCCAAAATGGTGGGATCAGATATGCACAGCGGCCAGATCATCAGCAAATGTCGATGATGCAATGCCTTGCTTGATCTACAAGCTAGACCGTCAGCCAATAAAATGCCGGATACCGATCCAAGCGTTGATCAGACTGGGTGAGCCGGTGAATGTGGACATAGTAGAAGCCTATGACTGGCGATACACCGCAACCCTAGACTGGACAGACTTTTGTATGGTCTGTCGGGAGTTATTGGCTGATGTTTGAAAGCATATTGGCGTTTTGTGTGATTTTGAAGGCGGGCGGCGAACCGACAAATCCTTGCTGGATGGTTCGAGAAAATACGCGCTTCCCATCGTTTGATGCGTGTCGGGCATATGGTGACATCAAAGAGGCGCAAGTGTCACTGCGGATCGTCAATGAATATGATGTGCCGCCGGTCGTAACTATTCAATGTGGGCCAGTAAAGGAGGGAACGTGATGCAAGACTGGTTTTGTATGGATTGTTACAGCGTTTTTGGTGAATGTGAGGCAATCGAGTATTACAGCACAACCCGCGATGAAACTAGCGGGCTGTTTTGTCCAATGTGCAAAGGTGATATGTTGACACCGGTGGGGGATGACGATGGCGGTGAATGATTACACTAGGGTTGTTGGTGCGCGGGAATATGTTTTGTCTGGCTATGAAACGTGGATTGATGTCCACGAGTTGACAGTTCATATTAGCAAAGGCAAAGGCGGGATTGAGGTGGCTGTCTATCGGCGCGAAGATGATGGCTATACACCGCCAATATCGTCAATGCGGGTGCAATATGAGCGTTATGACGTTAAAACGCCATTGGTGCTTGATCTGGACAATAAGCCAGCAAGACGCACCGTCATACAGGAAGGTGATGGATCATTTCAGAGGCGACTAGACAGAGATGTTTGTCCGAAATGCAAAACATCCTTGCAAAAAACGCAAAAAAAGACGCTCAAGTGCGTTGCTTGCAAGCTGGAAATCAACACTGATGGAAACGCAAGCTGACCTAAATCGCGAAGCGCAAGTGATCAAGCGTGTTTGCAATCATTTCAATTGCGAGGCGTTGAAGCTACCAACGCATCAGCGGCTGGATTTTGCGTTGACACGGCAAGCCGACATTGTGGCATTTGCTGAGATAAAAGTGCGGCGATGTGCGTCTGATGCCTACAAAACGGCGATGATACATCTCGACAAGGTTATCTTTGCTCATCAGCTAGCAGATATTGCAAGCACTCCGGCCTTTTTGTTTATTCAATGGACCGATGGTTTGGGTTATGTAGATTTCAAATCCAGCTTTTACACAAGACTGGGCGGGCGAACAGATCGCGGCATTGTCAAGGATTACAGCTTGGTTGCCCACTATCCGATGGAAAATTTCAAGTTTATAGGTGAAAAATGAAACGTGCAGAAATACTAGATGAGGCAAAAGAGTGCGTAATGGTGGACCGTGCAGCTGATCACGGCGACTTGGAGGACAATTTTGTCTTGATTGCCCGCTATTGGTCAAATCATCTGGATGCACAGATCACGCCAGCTGATGTCGGGATTATGATGACCTTGCTGAAAATCGCCAGAATGAAAGGCAACCCCAACCACAAAGACAATTATCGCGATGGTGCTGGTTATATGGCGTGTGCTTATGAGGTGTCCAATGTCGATTAAAGCACTAGACTGGGCGATGGAAACGCCACTGAAAGACCCGCTGGCGAAGCTGGTGTTGATTTGTATCGCAAACCACCACAATCCGTCACACGGCTATGCTTGGCCTTCCGTGGGCCACTTATGCCACATTACTGGCGCAAGCGATGCCACAGTGCGCCGGAAGCTGAAACAGCTAGAGGAATTGGGGCTGATAACACGCAAGCATCGGGCTGGCAGATCAACGTCATATTTCCTGCAATTTGACACCCCTGTCACACAGACAGTCCTATCACACAGACAGGACACCCCTGTCACAGTGACAGGTATAACCCTTAAAGAACCGTTAAATAAAAATAAGGGCAAAACGAAAGTTTCAGATTGGATGCCATCAGAGGCTGATAAGGAGTGGGCAATTGATAATGGTGCAGACTGGCACGACACACTTACCAGCATCAAGCTATGGTCAAAGCAGAATGGCGACAAAGCCGCATATGTGGATATGTCGGCCTTTTGGCAAAACTGGATCAGACGCGATAAAAGCCGGAAACCAGCTTCAAAGCAAATGTCTGTTGCAAAGCCGGACAAGCACGAGACCAGTGCAAAGCTGATGCTGGCGCGGTGGGAAACGCTCACACCCTCACAGCAATCAGACTGGTATAACCGGAACCCTGTCATCAGAGCGCATATTGACCGGCAAAATAAAAGTGCAGAAAAAGTGTGAATAACTGTTGACGTGTGTGGGGATAATGTGGGATAACTAATCATCGGAACAAACAAGGGAGATACCGATGACCAAAACCATTTCAATGAACGCCAAGCGTTGTTCGACCACACCAGCTAACCTGCCAGTTTGGGATTTGTATGTGGACAGCTGTGCTGAACCTTTTGGTTCGCTGACTAATTTCGCTGGTGAGGGTGCTGTGGCTACGGTGCAAAGCATTCTCGATAGCACAAACGAGGCTCGTTTTTCTGCAAAAACTATTGCTGATGTGTGCGCTCAAGTTCGCGCTTTTTGGGAAAGCGAGTTTGAGCATATGAACGCCGAAGCAGAAGCGGAGCGGCAAACTGAAGCGGGTTTTGAGCGTTATTATGACGGCCAGATACCGGTGGCTGAGAAAACGCAAGCCGAACGCGAAGAATACGAAGCAGAAATGTGGGCGGCCTAATGATCCGCGTCCTTTCAATAGCAGTTCTGGCGGCTGGTTGCTCATACGCACCGGTCGCCGATCTGCGCGTCAGCACTGATGCGGCGATGTATCAGCGCGATGTTTCAGAGTGCAAGCAGCTGGTGGAGCAGTCGCTTGCGTGGTTCCAGTATGATCACAACGGTATGCGCCTAAATGAGTGTTTGCGCGGTCGTGGTCACAGCATCATCGGGGGATAAGATGAGCGAGAACGTCAAAGATTTTATCGGAATGATGATCGTCACAGCGATGGTCATTGTGTTTGGCACCAATCTGGTGACAGACAACTACAACGTCTGGGCCTTGATGGTCCAGTTTGCAAACTAGGGAGTTAGTGCAATGGAAAACTACACAATCAAGCTAGAATGTAGCGCGATGGCGTTGGCTGAGTTGATCAAGATGGGTTTGATCCAAAACGCGACAATCCTCGAAATCAAGGACGCAAAGCCGGAACCAACGGTCGAGGAAAAGATTGAAAAGCCAGCTTTTGATGCCAGCAGAAAACTGCCGACAAAGCCCATACAAGCGAATGAAAACGTGATGCCAATGTATCAAAATCCGGCATATCACAAATCTCGCAGCGGTTACAAACAACAGATGAAGGGTTGGGATTTCTACAGCTTCATCCTTGATATGTACCATCCGCAAAAGGCCTTTACTACTGGTGACATATTTGACGCCTGTCAAACTCATTCGTTAAAGCTAACACGCAAAGCCGCTTCATCGTTTTTGACGCGGTTCCGCAGAATGAACTTGGTCAAGGCAATCGGCACAGAGCGGAATGGCTATATCTACGAAACTCTGCCGCCTGTCAGAAAGTCAGATTTCCAATTGCTTGTCGCCAACTACAATAAAAACCAAGTCAAGCGCGAACAAACCCAAAGCGCGAACGCTAACCGCAATAAGTTGCCACAATGGGAAGAACTGCGGCGCAAGTTTGCAAGAAACTAAGCAGATCAACAAAGAGGAAGCAAAGGGCGGCATTGACCGCCTTTTGTTTTGCGGATAATGTCAAGCGATGGATTGCTGTGATTTTTTCGAGGACAAGGTTGAGTGCTTACATTGTGGGTCTTTGACTTACGGTATTGTGTGGGCCAACAGTGGCACCATCAATTGCGATCAGTGTGATGACATCATCTTTGATGCGCGTGACACGTCTGGCACAGTGGTCATCCTAGAGTTAGAAGATACAACGGTGCAGTGATGGCAGGTCCAGCAATCCCATTTTTGGTTCGCACGTTTGGCAAGCAGATCTTTCGAAGTGGTTTGCAGTTCGGCGGTGGCGGCACTGGATCAGCTTTATTTGGCGCATTTGCAGGGTCAAATCGCAATGGCATAGGTCTTAACATTACGGTCGGCAGCAACATAGGACAGCTTGCCAGAACGATAGATGCCTTTGGCAAACAACAACTGCCCTTTGCAACCAGTCAAGCATTAAATGACGCCGCGTTTGCAACACGCAAACAGATTGTTGAACGCACCTATCCGCAGTCGTTTGACGTCAAGAACAAGCGATTTGCGGCCACGATGTACCGCGTAGACAAATCAAACAAGCGCAATCTGACAGCCAGAGTGTATGACCGTCTAGGCCGTGATTATATGGTCAACCAAGCCGAAGGCGGTGTGAAGCGGCCACGCGGCAACAACATTGCGATACCATCACGCGCAATCAAACGAACAGCCAGTGGCAAAGTGCCAAAGGCAAAGCAGCCTCGCAACGTGCTGAATGCTCGTGGGTACAAGACCAAGCTGCGCAGTGGACAAGATGTGATCGCGCAACAGACCGGTCGGGGGGCGGCCAAGCGTCAGCAAGTGCTTTATCTGCTAGAACAACGCGCATATATTCCTAAGCGTTTCCGCTTCTACGAGGACGGTCAGCGCACAGCACAGCGGTCATTCAATCGGGCGTTCGCAACGCGCTTCAGAGAGGCTCAGAGGACCAGCAAACGATGATAGGTTCTTCTGACAGTGATCGTCTGCGGGTAACGCGCGAC